GAAGCCATAAGGATTTACCTCCTTATGCTATTCTGAGTATAGCGTCCGAAGCGTCAGCCGTTGGGAATTGAATTGTAAAAGTTCCGCTTGAAACTGTCTTATCTCCACCAAAAGCAATCGCAGCTACAGCATCAGTTGTTCCAGTGCCTGTGCCAGTTGTCGTGTTGTAAATCAAACAGCCATTAGCAGTAAACGACGCACTTGTCCATGAAACGTCAGAAAAATCACAAAATGCAGTTGTTCCACTAGACGTTGGAGTAACGCTAGTTAGTGCTGCTCCTCCGGCTGTGTAAGCAGTTCCAGATGTATTTGTAATTTCATTGGTAGCGGCATAATCCGTTGTTGATGCTCCAAGAGTCGCTGAACTTGTATACAATGCAATCTTGAATGTGTCTCCAGTCGAAGCTGTAAAATCCATTGAACCTTTCAATAATAAAACTTTGAATGAGGTACACACTGCTGATGTTATTGCCATAAATTACTCCTTGTTTATTGAGGCGGAGACTCGATTGGTATACGCACTGTGCCGTCCGTATAATCGTCTCGTCTACGTCTTCCAATTTGCATTGCTGCAAATTTCTCTAGTTCTTGTTTATACTTGTTTTCATAAAGTGTCAACATCTCCATAGGACCTTTTAAAAATCCATAGGCTTCCACTAAACAAGCATATAACAGGCCTTGAGGGAAGTTTAAACTAATAAAATTGGTATTCTCTCCCTCTAAGGTAGTCTGCATCACATTAAAATGAATTTGAAAAGCATACGTGGCATCAGGAACAGGCGCCACCATAAATTTGCCTGAAGTCGTATCACTTAATCCAGTGGCTCCTCCAAACATGCCATAATATTTAGGGCTTCCTGTTGAAGTATTAGCTGGAATATATTCATTTAAAAAAGTTTGGTCTCGTCTCAAAAGCCAATTATTCGCTCCTGTGATAGTTCCATCCGTCGCTGTATAGACTTGAATTCCCCTAACAAATAAACATCCTGCTGGAGCATTATAAGTTTGTTGTCCTACAATCAAAGATGCACTTTGTTGTTTACGATCTGCATCGATAGGCACATCGTACATAATTCTTTGTTGCGCATTTAAAATAAGATTTTCTAATATAGCATCAGTAAAAACCGTAGCACTAACTTCGGTATAGTTCTTAATCATTGTTTTTAATGTTGATGCGGTTATTCCTGACATTATGCTCTAGTGTTGACGGGTCCTGCGAACCCCTCAAATCCTCCTCCTGCTTGTGCTATTGTTGCTGCACTTACTAATGGAAATGTATAACTATTATCATCAACTTTAGTAATTGAATAAGTTCCTGCTACGCTGTCACCAGCTGAATGGGCCGATGCGGTAGTTGTTAATGGAGTTAAATTATATGTGGGTGCTCCTGTTCCTCGTGTTAATCCTGTTAAATCATTTCCAGATTTTCCAGTATACTCAATTGTTTCATTATCATTATTTGCTTCGTCTATGACAATATATCCTGCTGTAGGAAAATTGGATGCATCAGTCAATGTTAAAGTAGTAGCACTGTCTGTAATATCAGCGGCTAAAGTAGTTTCCATCATAAAAACTGAAGCTTCCACATCTCCAACAGGTTTAATAATATTTCTAAATCTTACCGCATCTCCTGTTGATCGTCCATGATCATTTTGAGTTACCGTAACTGTTGCGCCCACGCTTGTGGTAAAGGGATTATTGGGTAATATTGTAGGTGTATAAAATTCTGTTCTAGCTGGCCTAGGATGTTCCAAAGCTTGGGGATCTGCTCCTTTGGGTTTAGGAAATAATTGAGGTTGTTTAGATTCATATTCTGAAATATGAACCCACATACCAGTCCATTCTCTTACCATTTCTCTATAGGGAAAGGACAGACCGGAACGATCTGAAACCATTAGTGAATATTTACCTTTTGAAAAAATTGCCATTATGTTATCGCTGGGTAATATGCCTTAGGAGTTATATATGTACTAGATGGCGACCCATCCTCCGTTAACGCCCTAGCTAACTCATCTTCATAAAATAATTTTAATTCTTGTGCTCTTTGTGGTGCAAATTTTTGACTTAAATAAAAAGCTAAACCTGCTGTCATACAAGGAGCAAATCGATAGGGAACATTGGTTGCATTAGTAAAGGCCCCTACATCTTCAATTCGTTTTTCAAAATAAATGTGTAAAAAATTACTGGCTGCTGTTGAATTTGGTGTTGGATAAAGAGTTAAAGTAACTTTATCAATAAATCTTTGAATCCAAAATTGAGAGGGTGTTGATTTTGTTAATTTATTAGAGGTTCCTGCATAATCAGATCTATCAATTTTTTCTAATGTTGTGTCGGCCTGAGTTGTTTCACCTTTATTAGTTCGGTAAGCACACTGAGTAATATCAGACAATCCATAAGTGCTGGCTCCTGTAGTTCCACCGACAGTCGTTGCACTTGTTCCATCTCCTGTGGCTCTATAAAAAATGTATTCTGCTTGGCCTTCAACTAAATCAACATTGGTATCACCTACTTCCCAATAGTGAAGTCCACGATTTCCCCATTCTTGAAATATAAGATTTAATGATCTTTTAGCTGAACGTAATTGATTTCCTGCTGCGCCTACGAATCCGATACGTTCATAAGCATCGGTTATGATATCGTCTATATAGTATGTTTTGTCAAAAACAACTGTTCCCGATGTGGTATTTGCCATTTAGACTCCTACCCGTAAAATACGGTTACATGCGTTACTAATGCGTTTGTTACTTTTAAACTCGTATCAACTCTGATTCCAGTTCCTGGAAGATTTACAAATCCAAAAACAGGTGCTTTATGACTTGTTGTATTTGTAGCCGGTGTATCAACCACCCAGACTGATGATGAATCATCCTTAAAAGTTATTGTTCCTGCCGCTACATTTGTAGGAACAGTAAAGGTACATCCTAAAACTCTTGCAGGACCATTGAACACAGTATGTGTATCAGCTGTAGTAATATTGTATGTTTTTATATCCACTGGATATGTACTCATAATTTTCTCCTTAGTCGTGAGCTCCCGAAGGAGCTCACATTATTTTATTTATTACGCTGCCCAGGCAAATGTGCCAGTTACAGCTAATGGATCACGTGCAAGATCGTATGCAAAGTGCCATGTTCCAGTTGTAATACAAGTAAAATACAAATAACAACCAATAGTTAATATATTAGTTGTTGCAGCCGCAGGTGTAAACGTGAGTTTCGTTTCACTTGCATCTGAAGTATCTATTGTCATGAGAGCTGCAGCGGTACTTGCAACTTTTGAACCTGTTGCGAATACATCGCTTCCAGCACAATCAAATACAAGAGCAGCTGTTCCGCCACTAGTTGTATCCTTTGATTGAGCATGAACTACAATATCTCCCTGTGTTGCCGCGGGTAAAGTTACCGTTTGTGCAGCCCCACCTGTAAAGTCATTGATTGTGATTACATTTTTAGTATAAGTCAACGAAGAACTCGTTGAAACCACCGTCGCAGTTAAACTAGTGAAATCTGGTTTTAGTCCCAGAGTTCTTGTAGTTATAACTCCTGTGCCAGTAGCTTTATTGATCTGGGCAAATCCTTTTTCGGATCGTACCGGACCATTAAACGTCGTGTTTGCCATGATTATAATCCTCCTAATTTATATGATGTAGTCTTTAGGCCGTCGACTATACTCGTCTACATCAAATTAATAATTGTATAGTAATTAATCTATAACGTAGATTTACGCTTAGCGCAAGGTATCCTGTAGTAAAAAGTTGATTTTTGATAGCGCTTAAGTGGCTATCGAAACTTCGGCCTTGGCTTCGGCTATTTTAGTCTGAAGTGTTTGTTCTTCAAACTCTTTGGCAATAATCTGTTTAACAATTTCCTGAATTTTTTTATCAATATATCCCATATGCAAAGTATATCTACCTTCCTTCAGGTGCTCCTGTTGCCACTCTAGTTCCAAGGACCGTTTCGTAGTGTATAGGTCTTCGGTCATTGATAACCTCCTCATAAGTTATCCATTTACCAGTTTTACTAGTAAATCCATCAGATTCAAACTTTACCTCATTTTTTCCTAGTTTGTCAAGGATTGCTTTTTCTATATCTATAGCTGTATCGTTACATCTGACATTAAAATCAGCATAATAGCCATGATAGCGAATCTGTACTCTGAAGTTTTTCATAGTGAATTTCTTACTTTATAGTCGAAATGAGGCGACTTTGTGGCCGCCTCATCTCTAATTTGATTACGTACCTTCTACGCCAAATATACCTCTAGGATCGGATACTCCAAACGAGTATCTTTCTCTAGCTTTATATCTAACATTTCCAGTGTCGAAGTCACCTTCCATTGCGGTATTTAATGGAGCTCTAACAAACATTTTCATGCCGTTAGGAACGTCAGTGATAAGATACCAAGAATCAGCATCAGTTAGGTAATTGTTCACTCTGTATCCTTGAGGAATCATTCCCATACTGTTTACTGCATTGATGTCATTATCAGCTGTTCCAGTTCTACCTTGAGATTTTGTTAATCTCTCTGCATTGAATTGGTTTTCTGGTGGAATAATCATTTTAACACCTTTAGCCGCGATTAAAAGTCCACGTTCGTCAGTCATCTCTCCGATATCAATCAAAGATTGTTCTAGCGACGTTTCATTTAAGTCAGCTTGTGTGTCTAATGTATTCGAGAAAACACCATTCAAAGTTGGATGCGAAGTACTAAATAATGAAACACCATCACCTGAATCATAACCATCAGTCGTTGGTAGACCGTTGATTAGAGGGTTGACAGCTTTCACCTGTTTAGCGTTCGCCATGGAACGAGCCAAAGCTTTTGTATAACGAGAAGCGAGTCTATCGTAGAGATTATCTTCGATAGCTTCTTCTGTAATAGCAAAAGCAAGAGCCATTGTTTCATGAGTGTAACGAGCCGTGAATGTTTCCTGTGCTTGATCAAAAGATATTCCTTGACCTTCAGCCTTCACTTGTGCGTTTCCGAATCCTGATAACATTACTTCCTCTTCGAAAGCTCTGTCAGAAGATTCTATGTTATAAATTTCAGCATGCTGATTTTCATAACGCTTATACTCCAGGCCAAATAGTGCATTTAGACCTGGTTCTAGTTCTTTCACTAGCTGTGATCGAGATATAGCCATAGTTTAAATACTCCTATTATACTGCACTTGAGTTGAACAAATTTGCACGAGCTGAGCCTACAACAATCACATTACATCCAACCGCTGAAACATCGTTGTTTTCAGGGTCTTCTGCTGATCTCACTAATCTCCACATATAACCGTCATTGTCGGCTGCTATGTTAAGATCTGCTATAGATTGCCCAGACTTAGCTGAGGCAAGTGTATTGTTGTTACAGTTCATTCTTCGGCCTGTCATTGCAATTGTTACTGCGGCATCCGCTTTACAAAGATATTCTTGAAAAGGGTTGTCGTTAACAAAAGCAAAACCATCGGTACTGTTATCATCCGTATTTGGATTTGCAGCAAAAGTGGTACTCGCCGCTACAGTGTTTGCCCAAGTTGGTTTGTTTGTAGTGTTCGCAACATAAAATGCGCCATTAAAAACTCCAATTAGGGCTGTTGATGATACTGGTGAGTCAACATTGTAAGATGCTCCTCCAGTTCCAGTGTCGTCAGTTGTAGACGGAGATGCGTCCTGTACATACCCTTCATCTCCAGAAGAATTCTGAAGAGAAACTGGGTCATTTTGACAGATCGCTACACCTAAGCCGCTTTTAATTTTGTACTTTGAATCCCCAGATGTAGCCGGTGTATTACCAAGCGTCATCACAGGGACAAAGCCAAAACCAGTTGTCGAAGCGTTAGCCATATTGTTCTCCTTTGTTCATAGTTTTACCTATGAACGGTTAATTAAAATCGATGATAGGGAATTGGTTGTTATCCCGAGAAAACTAAGTTTTCTTTGTACCACCGAAGGTTACACGAGACTGCCTTTCAACATTGATAGGCATACTCTTATGTTGCTCCCTCATTAGATCGTGTTCGATTGCTTCGTCCATCCCATCCGTACGTTTTTTAATGTACGCTGTTCTGGCTGCGGCGATCTCTTCAGGTACCTTTGCAAGCAAAAGGCCACCGACCCCAATCATCCCCTTGTATTTCCCCGATTCAATCACCGGGTAGTCAGAGGCATTTTCTATTTCTTCGGCTCTTACTAATTCATAACCAGATCGTAATCGACCTTGTATGTTTTTAGTATCGTCGAATCCCATAGATTCTGCTCTGATCCATCTGTACCTGAATCCATCAGGCGCAGGGGGTGCATCTAGAGAAGATGGAGGAACCCACACTTTTGGTCTTTCAGTCTTTGACCGTGTCTGGCT